ACATTTACACCAACTTTAAATTCATCAACAAGATATGATGTTTATTTTAGAAATGGTTTATATAATCCTCATTCAGGACACCGATCTGCTGAAGGTGGTATTTTAAGTTCAACAGGTTTTAAAATAGAAGGTGACACGTCAACAATATTTTTCTTAGATGACGATGGACAAGGTAATATAAGACGTTATAGTTTATCAGGTGCTACACGTGTGTATGCTAACAACACACAAGGTACAATTGATTATACCACAGGACAAATTACAATTAATTCTTTAAACGTTGCTTCAGTCGAAAATATTAGAGGTGCTGCTTCAACTGTTATTGAATTAACTGTACAACCAAATTCAAATGATGTTATTCCTGTAAGAGATCAAATATTAGAAATAGATACTGCCAATTCAATAATCACTGTAGAGGCAGATACGTTTGTCGGAGGTTCAGCTGACGCTGGGGTAGGTTACACATCATCATCTAGTTACAGCTCATAATAAGATATGGCAAAATTTACTGATAAAATTTCCAATCTTATCAATAGTCAGGCTCCTGACTTTGTATTAGAGCAACATCCTAAATTTTTAGAGTTCATCAAAACGTATTATACGTTTATGGAATCTGCCGAGTTAGTTGTAACTTCGGTACAAACAACAGACGGTATCCAATTAGAAACTGAAACTGCTCAAACAAATGCTTTATTATTAGATGGCTCACGTATTGATTCTGATAGAACACAATTAGATACTGGCGATAAAATCATTTTAGAAAGTTCTGCTTTTGGTAAATTTACTAGAGGTGAAACAATCACAGGACAAACATCAAATGCTACGGCAACTGTTCTTGGTGAAGATTTAGATAATGGTCGTTTGTTTATTTCAGCACAAGATAAATTTGTTGAAGGTGAAATTGTTTTAGGTGCTTCATCAAATGCTTCTGCTGTCATTAATAACTATCGTCCCAATCCTGTAAACAATATACAAGACTTATTAAACTTTAGAGATCCTGATAAAGTTATCTCTAACTTCTTAACAAAATTTAGAAACGAATTTTTAAATACACTACCTGAAACATTAAATTCAGGTGTCAATAAAAGAACATTAATTAAAAATGTAAAATCACTTTATCGTGCTAAAGGTACGGCAAGAGCACACGAAGTCTTTTTTAGATTGTTGTTTGGTTTACAATCAGAAACAATTTATCCAAGAGAACAAATGTTACGTGTGTCAGACGGTAAATGGACAACAAATAAAATTTTAAGAACAATACAAACGTCTGCCCAATTATTATCAGGCGATCCTGCTGACTTAATTGGTAGAACAATTACTGGCGAAACTTCAAGTGCTACAGCAATTGTAGAAAACGTATTTAAGTTTCAAATAGGACCATATCAAGTTGTAGAATTTATTATTAATGATGACACTGTTACAGGCACTTTTCAAACTGACGAAATTATAAGAGGAACGGCAACAGATGATGACGATATTTTTATTAAGTCAACTGTTACAGGCATTCCTTCAATTATAACAATATCAAATGACGGTTCAAACTACTCAACAACAGATAGTATCTCTATCACAGGTGGCGGTACAGGTTCTATTATTCAAGTTGATGGTGTAGGTCGTGGTGGTATTACAGAATTTATTATTGATGATGGTGGCTCTGGTTATGAAATCGGAGATGACTTAGTATTTACAAATACAAACACTGGTGGGGGTAATGCCTCTGCTAAAGTTGCTGTTGTTAATGGTGGATTTACACAAGAAGAATCTACGTCTTCAGTTGATGACCATATTGTTTTAGAAGATGAAACTGTACGAGGTGATATTTACACAGGAAACAAAGTTGTACAAGAAAGCGGAACAGGTTCAGGCGACATTACAGATATTAGAATTATTACAAGTGGTTCAAATTATATAACTTTACCGAGTGTTGTCGTTGATGATACAAACGGTTCAGGTGCTTCAGTTTTTGCTTACGGTTCTGAAATAGGAAGAGTTCAATCATTAAAGATTGTTGAATCAGGTGCTGAATATCAACAATCGCCAACACCACCTACTTTAACATTACCAACGTATCTTTTAATTGCTGATAAGTCTGGTGACTTTGTTGTAGGAGAAACAGTAACAGGATTAGATTCAAGTTCAACTGTTGTAACAGCGACCGTTGTTTCTTATTCTTCATCAACAGGTATTTTAAAATGTTCAGGTACTTCCGGAACATTTGCTGAAGAAACAGTTATTACAGGTGACGGTGGGGCAACGGCAACAATTAAAAAAGCCGATCAAGCTACGGCAACGGTAACTGTTGATGCTACTGCTGATACGGCAGGTACTTACATTAATGAAGACGGTCACGTTTCAGAAAACACAATGAGAATACAAGACAGTTTATACTACCAAGATTTTTCTTATGTGATTAAAGTTGGTCGTACCATCAATGATTGGAGAGATTCATTTAAGAAAACATTACACACTGCTGGTTTCTACTTTACAGGTCAAGTTAACTTAGAAACACAGGTTAGTGCTCAAATAACTTCACCAGTAGAAGGTATTATATCTGGCATTGAAGAAAGTCCAATCTTTGGAATTATCAGTACATTATTCTCTACAATCTTTGGAAGACGATTGGGTACTGAAGATGATGGCACAACACTACGTGCTACTCCTGAAATCGGAGTTAATCCTGACTTTGATGCTACATCAACACCAGATTTATTTACATCAAATACAAGAGATGTAACATTAACAAGAAAAATGAAAATATCTTTCCCAAGTATTGTCAAACAAACAGTTCGAGGAACAGAATACAAATTTGGTCACGCTTATGCTGGACCACGTATGAAGACTTTAGATATATACGATAATCCATTTGGAACAAATAATATGTTTAGTGGTACTCATACAAATGCGAGAACAACTGCTTTTACGGCATCAGGTCCTGGTTCAACAACTATGATTACACCATTAAAAATGATTAATTGGGCAGATCATACAATTATCGGATTAAACAATTCATTAAACGGTACAGGTGTACAAATAGATGATTACAATAATGATAATTTAAAGACATATATTACTTGGCCGTCAGAAATTAGAGCAACATTACCTGGATTTACTTTTGATAGAACAGGTACAACTTTTGACACAACATCATTTACTTTTGACAAAACATTTTAATAGATAATGTATAAATATTAGAAAGTTTAGAGAGAATCAATGGCAAAACAGACAATTAATATCGGTTCAATAGCAGACGACGGTACAGGTAGTACAATACGTGCTGGTGGTGATATAACAAACGATAACTTTAATGAATTATATACAAAATTAGGAGATGGTACAACTCTTTATAGTTTAACATTTCCAAACGCTACTGATACAGTCGTAGCTAGAAATACATCAGATACTCTTTCAAACAAGACTTTAGACGCAGGTATTGTATCTACAAGTTTAGATATGAATGGCACAGAATTAATTTTAGATGCTGATGCCGATACGTCTATTACTGCTGATACAGACGATCAAATAGATATTAAAATTGGTGGTAATGATAGAATTACATTACAATCAGGTATAATTGATTTGAAAAATGATGGTTCAGAATCACAAGTAAAATTATATTGTGAATCATCAAACGCTCATTATACACAAATACAAGCTTCTCCACACGCTAATTATGGTGGTGGAAGTGTTACAGTTGTAGTACCTGCTGTTGCTGGTACATTGGCATTAAAGCCAACAACAACTAATGCTACAGGTGATGGCTCTACACAAGCCTTTACTTTAACTAATATAAATAATGATGTAGATAGTATTATGGTGTTTTTAAATGGGGTTTTACAAAGACCAACGACTGATTACACAGTTTCAGGTACAACACTAACATTTGGCACAGCACCTGCTGCTGCCGACGCTATTACAATTAAGGAGTTTTAACAAATGGCAAATAAAATTAAAGAATCAAATATTACGGATAGTGCTGTAACCACAAGTAAGATTGCTGACAACGCTATTACAAGTGATAAGATTGCTCCTGGCGCTGTCGTAGCTGCTGATGTTGGTGACGGTACAATTACAACTGCTAAAATAGCAGATTCAAATGTTACAAGTGCTAAAATAGCCGCTGATGCTATTGATGGCACAAAGATTGCTGATGACGCAATCGATTCAGAACATATCACAGACGGATCTGTAGATAATGTTCATTTAGCAGGTTCTATTGCTAATGATAAATTAGCAAATTCAAGTATTACAATAAACGGCACATCAATTGCTCTCGGAGCAAGTGGTACAATCGTTGCTGGTACAGACTGGCAATCAGTAGTTACTGCTGACGGTTCAACTGCTACAACAGCAAGTGCTGGAGAAGGATACTTTATTGATACAACTTCAAACGCACATACAATTAATTTACCAAGTTCACCAACACAAGGTGATGAAGTACATATCGTTGACTACGCTGGTACTTTTGGAACAAACAATGTAACCGTTGGAAGAAACGGAAGTAATATTGATAATGCTGCTGCTGATGGTATACTTGCTACAAATAGATTAAATGTAAGATTTGTTTACATAGACGCAACAAAAGGTTGGAGAGCAGTCTTTGATGACGCTTCAGAAAGTTATGGCGCTACATATGTTGCTGCTACTGGTGGTACTTTAACAACATCAGGTGATTATAAAATACACGCTTTTACAGGTGACGGTTGTTTTGTGGTTTCAAGTGTTGGTAACCCAGCAGGTTCAGATTCAGTAGATTATCTAGTAGTCGCTGGTGGTGGTGGAGGAGGTAATTCTAACGGAGGTGGAGGTGGTGCTGGAGGTATGAGATTAGGTGCTGTAAGTTGTATACCAGCTCCAGTTTCTCCTTACACAGCTCCAGGAGGACTGCCTGTTTCTGCTACAACATATCCTGTTACAGTAGGAGGAGGAGGTGCTGGACAGCCAGCTCCATCTACTTCTTGTTCTGGAGCTACGGGCACATCAGGTTCAAATTCAGTTTTTTCTACAATCACTTCTACTGGAGGTGGTGGTGGAGGTTCAGGTTTAAATGCCGGTCCGGGAATAGATGCTCAGACAGGCGGTTCTGGTGGAGGTGGAGGAACAAACAACGGTTGTGGTGGTGCTGGCAATACTCCTCCTGTAAGTCCTTCTCAAGGAAATAATGGTGGTGATGGAGGAGGACCTGGTTCAGGTGTACCATATCAAACAGGTGGCGGAGGTGGAGGTCATTCTGCCGTTGGAGCTTCAGCAACTCCTTCTCCGGTAGCAGCGTGTGATGGTGGAGACGGAAACACTGTAGAAGGTATATTTGGAGCTGCTCCTCAACCATTTTATACTGCTCCAGGACCTCAAAATGGATATTTTGCTGGAGGTGGAGGTGGAGGATCTTCTGCTCCTGTAGCATCAAATAGCTCTGGAGGTCTAGGCGGCGGAGGAGCTGGTTCAGTCTCAGGTACCGGAGGTGGCGGTGCTGCTAATACAGGTAGTGGAGGCGGTGGTGGTGCCGGTGGTCCTCAAGCTGGTGGTGCTGGTGGAAAAGGTTATGTAATTATAAGATACAAGTTTCAAAACTAATGTTTAAAATTGAGTATAAATAGTAAGAGGAATATAGAATTATGCCAGCAATTATAACAAATAAATTTAGAATACACAATGCTGAACAGTTTTCAGAATCATTTTCTGAGGCTGCTGCTAATGTGTACTATCTAGGAATTGGTAGACCACAGGCGTTTACTACTTCTACTAGAGGTGATGGTCGTACTGAAAATGAAGGTTCTGATACTTCTCCTCTTACACCAGTTGATTCAGTTAAAGATGAGTTTTATTACTTTGATGACTTGTTGGCTGCTAAAAGAGTAACAAGTTCTGATGTATCTTATGTGATACCAAGAAGAAATTGGACAACAGGTACCGTCTATGATATGTATAGACACGATTATGGAAACAGAATTACAGGTACAACAACGGCTCAAACATCAACAAGTGGTGCTTCTACTTTATGGGATTCTACTTTTTATGTTGTATCAAGTGCTTTTAATGTTTACAAATGTTTAGATAACAATTCAGGTGCTAGTTCAACAGTAGAGCCAACAGGTACTTCAACATCTATTTTAACAACAGGAGATGGTTACAAATGGAAATATATGTACACACTATCTGCTGCTCAACAAACAAATTTCTTATCAACAGATTTTATGGCAGTGTCAACAGATGCTACAGTATCTTCAGCTGCTACAGACGGTGCGATTAACATTGTAACTATCAAATCAGGTGGTTCAAGTTTTTCATCTACAGGTTCTACAATCACAGATATACCTATAAGAGGTGACGGTTCTTCAGGAACAGTTACCGTTACATTAACTGGTGATGCTATTTCAGACGTAACTGTAACAAACGTTGGTTCAGGTTACACTTATGCTTATATTACTGCTAGTGATATTAACTCTGGTACAAACTCAAACGGTACTGGTACAGGTGTAGAATTAGATTGTATTATTGAGCCAAAAGGTGGTCACGGTTTTAATGCTGTCAAAGAATTAGGTGGTTATTACATAATGTTAAACACAAACTTTGAAGCTGGTGAAACATCAAACTCTGGTGACTTTACAACTGCTAACGATTTTAGACGTGTGGCATTATTAAGAGATCCTGATGCTTCAGGTTCTGCTGCTACAGCAACAACTTTAAGAGGAACAAAAGCTGTTCTTGTAACTTCTCCATCAGGTAACTTTACAGTTGATGAAGAAATTAATCAGGCAACAACAGGTGCCGTTGGTAAAGTTGTAGAATGGGATAGTTCAAATAACATTTTATACTATGTACAAACAAGATTTAATGATGAAGGTGCTGATAGTAACGGTGATTTAACTGCTTTTTCAGGTACAAATACAATTACAGGTCAAAGTTCAAGTGTTACTGCTACACCATCAAGTTCATCAACTACTGTAGATAATGTTTCATTTACAAGTGGATATGCTAATTCTGAAATTGATTCTGATACAGGTGATGTGATTTATGTTGAAAATAGAGCACCGATTACAAGAGCCTCAGATCAAACAGAAAATGTTAAATTAATAATTGAGTTTTAAAGGAAAGATAAATGCCAAGTCCAACAGACTTTAATCTTTCGCCTTATTATGATGATTACACGGAAAGTAAAAAGTTTCATAGAGTTCTTTTTAGACCGTCATTTGCTGTACAGGCGAGAGAATTAACACAGTCACAAACAATATTACAAAATCAAATAGAACGAGTTTCTGACCATCTATTTGAAAAAGGTGCTATGATTATACCTGGTGAAATCGGGTATGATTTAAATTACTATGCTGTAAAACTTTCTGCTAAGTCTGTTTCAACAATTTCATCTTACATTGGTGTAACTTTAACAGGTGTAACTTCAGGTGTTGTTGCGACCTGTGTAAATGCGGTTGCGACTGATGGTACTGATCCTGATACACTCTTTGTTAAGTACACAAAAACAGGTACAAATAATACTGATTTAGTTTTTGCTGATGGCGAAACTTTAAATTGTACAATCAATGATGCTGCTGCTACGGCAACAGTTGATACAACGGCAACAGGTTCTGCTGCTGAAGTACAAGAAGGTGTTTATTACATTAATGGATTTCAAGTACAAGTTTCTAATCAAGTTTTAATTTTAGACAAATACACAAACACACCTAGTTATCGTGTTGGTTTAACAATTACTGAATCATTTGTAACTCCAAATGATGACGCAAGTTTAAATGATAATGCTGCTGGTTCTTCAAACGTTAACGCACCAGGCGCTCACAGATTTAAAATAGATTTAACATTAGCTAAAAGAACATTAACATCAACTGAAGATTCAAACTTTGTAGAATTATTAAGACTATCAAATGGTGTTTTACAAAATCAAGTTAGAACAACTGAATATGCTGTTTTAGAAGATACTTTTGCTAGAAGAACATATGATGAATCTGGTGATTATGTTGTAAGGGATTTTGATTTAGATTTAAGAGAACATTTAATTGATGGCAACAATAGAGGTATTTACACTTCAGGTAATGGCGGTTTAGAAAGTAAACTTGCTGCTGGTTTTGGTCCAGGTAAAGCTTATGTACGTGGATATGAAGTAGAAACTATCGGTACAACTTTTGTTGATATTGATAAAGCTAGAGATTTTGATACACAACAAAACTTTGATACAAGATTTAATGTAGGTAACTTTGTCAATGTAACAAACGTTTATGGTTCTCCAGACATTGGATTTGTTTCTGGTGATGTAGAGGCATTTAAAAGAGTTAACTTATATAACACATCAACAAGTTCACGTGGAACAGAAAATACAGGTTCTAATTCATCAATACAAACAATTGGTCGTGCTAAATCAAAAGGTTTTGAATACTCATCTGGTACGGCTTCAGCAAACGTTTTTGCTAGTGGTTCATTAACTTCAGCAATTTACAAACACTATCTGTTTGATATTAATATGTTTCATCATCTTAATATTGTTACAGATCAATCATTTACAACAGGTGAAGTTGTAACTGGTGGCACTTCAGGTGCTACAGGTATTGTTGAATCAATTTCTACAACTGAATCAGTTGCTATTTCAGGAATTACAAATACAGATAATCCTGGTCAAGTCAGTGTTGTAACTGCTACAGGTCATAATTTTAAAGAAGGTCAACAAATAACAGTATTAAATGCTGGGTTTACAGTTGACTCATCTGCCATTACAGATAACACAATATTTACAGTTAGAAATCCTGCGACAAATACTTTTGAATTATATAATTCAGATGGTACAACGGCAACAAACGTAACTGCTTATACTTCAGGTGGCGTAGTTAGACACGGTGTTGTAATTGTATCAAGTGTACAAGGTAACTTTAGTGCTGGTGAAACAATTACAGGTGGTACTTCAAGTAATACTGCTAATATACAAAGTGATGCTGTAGGTTTTAAAGGTGTTACGGAATATGATTTTCCAAGTGTTAAACAAGTGGGTATGGCAGGTTCGCCAACTTATACTGCTGACACATCATTAGATACTACAAACGGCGATAACGTTGTTATATCAGGAAATTTAGATATAGGTTCTGGTTCTGCTAGTGTTACTGGTATTAATACAAAATTTAATACAGAATTAAAAGTAGGTGATTCAATTTCATTTACAAATGATAGTGGTACAACAGAAACTAAATTAGTAGAAGCTATTATATCAGATACAAGTTTAACTCTATCAACTGTAACTGCCGCTGCTTCTACAAAAACAATTGCGACAAGAAGAAGAGCAAAATTACAAGATTCAAATAAAAACATTTCTATTTTTGAATTACCATATTCTACAATTAAAACATTAAAGACAACTGCTAATTCAGGTATTACAGATACAAGTTTTGATGTAAGAAGACACTTTACAGGTACGTTATCATCAAACGGTGATGTAACAATTACTGCTGGTACAAATGAAGTCTTTACAGGTTTAGCAGAGAGAGATTTTTCAGTTTCAATTATGACAACAGGTGCTGGTACTTCAGGTGCTGTTGGAGATGTTCTAAGTTTATCAGGTAACAACCACGAAGGTGATCCTATCTTTGTATTAGGTGGATCTCCATCAGGTAAAACTTTAACATTAGATTTTGGTGCTGATTATCAAGGTCATAAAGTTAAAATACTTGCTACTGTAAGTCGAAGTGTTGCTGGTTCAAAAACAAAAACACTTAACTCAAATTCAACTGTACAAAAAACAGGTCAAACAGAAATTGAATCAGGTTTAATTGGTTTAGGTAAAGCTGACGTTTATCAAATCAATGCTGTTTATATGGCTGCTGACTTTAGTACAAACGCAACAGTTAGTGATACAGATATTACAAGTCGTTTTGATTTAGATACAGGTCAAAGAGATAATTACTACGATATAGGTCGATTAGTATTAAAACCAGGTGAATTAACACCAACAGGTCGTTTACTTGTTGATTTTGATTTCTTCTCACACGGTTCTGGTGATTACTTTGATGTAGATTCTTATTCAGGTGTAATTGATTATGAAAATATTCCAAATTACACATCTGATACAACAGGTAAAACATATGAATTAAGAGATGTATTAGACTTTAGACCTAGAGTTGATGATGCTTCAACAATTAATTCAGGCGGGCAAGATAGAAGTTATGATGGCACAGGTGCTTCAACAGTCGATATTGTAAAATTTGGTTCTGATATTACATCTGATTTTGAATATTACTTACCAAAAATTGCTAAAGTCTTTTTAGATAAAGAAGGTAACTTTAAAGTAGTTGAAGGTGCTTCAGCATTAATACCACAAGTTCCTAAAAACTTAGATGGTGCGATACACTTAGTTACATTAGAAATTCCTGCTTACACATTATCAACGGAAGATATTACAATTAAAAAAGTTGATAATAGAAGATACACAATGAGAGATATTGGTAAACTTGAAAGCCGTATTGAAAGTTTAGAATATTATACTCAATTATCTTTATTAGAAACACAGGCACAAAATTTACAAATACAAGATGCTGATGGTTTTGACAGATTTAAAAACGGTATTATTGTTGATAACTTTACAGGTCACAATATTGGTGATGTAGGTAATATTGATTATGCTGTATCTATTGATATGGCTGCTGGTGAAGTAAGACCAACTTTTAATGAAGATGCTGTACAATTAATTGAAAGAGATGATGATGGTACTGCTATTGTAGCTGCTGATAGAACGGCTGCTAATTATCAAAAAACAGGTGACTTAATTACTTTACCTTATACAGAAACAAATTTAATAGAACAACCATTTGCTAGTAAATCTTTAAACGTCAATCCATTTGATGTCTTTACTTGGACAGGTAATGTTGATTTAACACCGCCTACAGACGAATGGAAAGAAACAGAAAGATCGCCAGAGTTAGTTATTAATAACGTTGGTGGTTTTGATACACTCGTTTCTGGTTTAGGTAATGAGGCACTTAATGGTATAGAAATTGGAACAATATGGAATGACTGGCAAGATTTTTGGGGTGGAGCTGTAAGAGATGTCGCAAGTAGAGATGTATCTGGTAATATTCGTTCTGGTCGTAGAGTTTTTAGAAGAACAGAAATTGAAACTGCTCAAACCGTATCACAAACAAGAACAGGTGTTAGACAAAGATTAGTACCACAAGTTGTAAGAAATTCAATAGGTGATAGAGTTGTTAACGTAGCTTTTGTTCCATTTATTAGAAGTCGAACAATTACATTTAATGCTACAAGAATGAAACCAAATACAAGAGTTTATCCATTCTTTGATAACATTGATATTACTTCATATGTTACACCAGACGGTGGTTCATTAGGTGGAAATTTAATAACAGACGCAAGTGGTGCCGTTACAGGTACATTTGCTATACCTGATCCTACAGTTGATTCAAATCCGAGATGGAGAACAGGTGAAAGAGTATTCAGATTAACTAGTTCTGCTACTGATAGTAGAACAACAGACGTAGAAACTTCAGCAGAGGCAGATTATGTTGCTAGAGGTATTTTAGAAACTGTACAAGAAACAATTATTTCAACAAGAGAACCAAGACTTGTTAGAGAATCAACAACTGAAAATAGAACCGTTACAAGAACAGCAACTAGAGAATCAACAAGAACAGTTGGTTGGGTTGATCCATTAGCACAAACTTTCTTAATTGATGACGAAGGCGGTGTATTCTTAACGTCTATTGATTTATTCTTTGGTTCAAAAGATGATAACATTCCTGTAACTGTACAAATTAGAGAAGTTGTAAACGGTTATCCAGGAAAAACAATTTTACCTTTTTCAGAAAAAACTTTAAATCCAAGTTCAGTAAATGTAAGTGATGATGCTTCAACAGCAACTACATTTACTTTTGATAGTCCTGTTTATTTACAAGAAAATACTGAATATTGTTTTGTTGTACTTGCGAACACAAATAACTACACTGCTTATGTAGGTCGATTAGGTGAAACAGTTTTAGGTTCTGATAGAACAATCTCACAACAACCATATGCTGGTGTTTTATTTAAATCACAAAACGGTTCTACTTGGACTGCTGAACAAAACGAAGATATTAAGTTTACAATTAAAAGAGCTGAATTTAGTAACGTTACAGGTACAGTAACTTTAACCAATGATGCTTTATCAAGTCGTACACTAAAAAATAATCCACTAAGAACAACAAATAGTTCAGGTGTAATTAGAGTATTCCATCCAAATCACGGATTACACGGCACATCAAACAATGTCACAATTGCTGGTGTTGCTTCAGGTACATATAACGGTATTGATGCTGCTGATATTAACGGCACATATACAAGTATTTCAAATGTTACTTTAGATAGTTATGATATTACAACTACAGGAACGGCTACATCTACAGGTGATGTTGGTGGTGCTACAGTTACCGCAACACAAAATAGATTATATGATGTATTAAATTTAAGTTTACAAACAATGGAAGTTCCTGGTACAAACATTTCATATTCAATTCGACCAACAACTGGTAAATCAATACACGGTTCAGAATCAGAATTTAGTTTAACAAGTGCTTCAAACGCTGTGTCTGTTGTTGCTAATGACAATATTTACTTTACATCTCCACAAATGGTGGCAAGTCAAATTAATGAAACCAATGAGATGTCAGGACAAAAGTCTTTATTTGTAATTTTAAGTATGACAACAACAAATACAAAACTTTCTCCTATATTAGATACACAAAGAATTAGTGCCTTTACAATACAAAATAGATTAAATCAACCAACAGCTGGTAATACACCAGACTTTGTTGCTTGTGACCAAAACACAGGAACATCTTGTAGTACAAAATATATTACAAGACCGATTGTTTTAGAAAATGCTTCAACAGCATTAGAAATAAGATTAACTTCAAATGTAAGATCAAGTTCTACTGTAGAAGTTTATTATCGTGTTACAAGTTCTGAAGAAGTTAGAGATATTAATGATTTAAATTGGACACCGTTTAATGGTGACGGCAGTGAAGATACAACTGTCACACCTGCTGAAGATGATACAACATTTAAAGAATACAAATATAGTGATACAGGTATACACGACTTTACAGCATTTCAAATTAAAATTGTAATGAAAGGAACCAACTCATCATATCCACCAAGAATAAGAGATATGAGAGGTATTGCTCTGGCGGTATAATATGGCAAAGTTAAAAGTACAAGGTTATGAAGATTTAGTGAGAGATACTAGATCAAATGCTATTGTCAACACAAATATTAGTGAATATCAAATTTATATGAAAAGAATAAGAGCCAGAGAACAACAAGGTGACGAAATAAGAAACGCCGTAAAAGAAATAAATAATTTAAAGGCAGAATTAAGAGAAATTAAGAATTTAATTAAAGAGGTAGTTAAAAAATAATGACCGCTAGAACAGTCTTAACAACTAATACGTTAGAAGAATTTAGAACGAC